CAACAGCAACAACATCTACAAATGCATCTGCAATAAGTTCAAATGCAACAGATATAGCTTCTAATTCAGCAACAACATCTACAAACGCATCTGCAATAAGTTCAAATTCAACAAATATAGCTTCTAATGAAACTGCAATAAGTTCAAATGCAACAGATATATCAACTATATCTGGATTAACAAATCAAATGGGTGTTAATTATATTCAAGAAGCTACTACAAATCCAATAGCATCTAATACTACAGATTCTGTTGGTATTAGTTTACAATATGAACCAGCAGGTGATTGTTATGTGGAATGTAAAATAAATGGTATTTCATACGGTATAAATCCTAATTCTGCATCAGCAACTTCTACTTATCCTTTTTATTTTACTTCGGGTTCTAGAACTAATTGGGGTTCTGGGGATTCATTACAAGTAGATACGGGTGATTTAGGATTTGAATTAGAAGCATCAGATTTAGTTCAATTAACTTATTCTGTAAAACCTACTAATTTTTAATAAAATAAATTAAATAATTAAATATAAAAGTTGAACTAAATAAGTTCAACTTTTTTTTGAATTAAACTTTTTCGATATATAAGAATAAAATTTTTAATGAAAAATATTAAAAATTTAAATATAGGTTTAACTATTAACTTGAATAAAGATTTTGGTGTTTGGTCAAATGGAATAATTCAAAATGTAGTATATTTGTATCAATCTTTAAAATGTAGTAATAATCAATACAATGTTTTTATTGTTGATTGTGGAGACTATGAAAATCTTGAAGATTTTAAATGGGCAAATGATTTAAATTTAGTTAAATTAAAAGATGTTATTCAAGAATTAGATTTATTAATTTTAATAGGTTCTCAAGTTACAGATAATGATATTAAAAAAATTCATGATAATAATGGTAAAGTTGTATTTTATCAATGTGGATCTAATTATATTTTAAATATGGAAGATATTTTATTTAAGGAAGAAAAAAATAATTTTAAATATACTAAATTATCAGATGAAATATGGATGATACCACAAAATGAAAAAATTAATTATCATTATTTTAAAATGATGCATAATACACATACAGTTATTGTTCCTTTCGTATGGGGTTCTAAATTTTTAGATTCTGAAAAAGAAAATTTAAAAAATAAAGCAATATATAACAGAAGTAATAAACCTAAAAGAATATCTATTTTTGAACCTAATATTAATGTTGTAAAATTTTTCATGTATCCATTATTAATTACAGAAAAATTAAATAAAATAAATCCAACATTAATAAAAAATGTTTATGTGACTAACACATTAAAATTTACTAAAAATAAAAAATTTTCTAATTTAGTTACTAATTTAGATATTGTAAAATCAAAAATAGCAACTTTTGAAAAAAGGTATATAACACCATATTTTTTAGCTAATTTTACAGATGTTGTAATTGCACATCAATGGGAAAATCCATTAAATTATGCATATTTAGATGTCTTATATTTAGGATATCCTTTAGTTCATAATTCAAATTTTTGTAAAAATGCTGGTTATTATTATGAAGGATTTAATATTGATGAAGGTGCTAATCAATTACAAAAAGCAATAGAAGAACATGATAAATATATAGAAGAATATAATTATAGAAGTAGTACAGTTCTTAAAAAATATAAATATGATAATCCACACACAGTTGTGTATTATGATAAATTAATTCATAATGTTATGAATAGTATAAAAAATGAATATACATATCAACAAAAAAATAATTTTTAAAATGTTATATCATCAAAATAATTTTATAATGGTACATGTACCAAAAACAGCAGGAACTTCTATTGAAGAAATATTTGGATTTAGATATTATAATGAAAATGATAAAATAGATCCAAAAAGATTTGAATTTGAATTAGAAAAATATAATAAAAAATTAACACAATCACATCCAAAACATTTTAGGTTTATAGATTATGAAAATTTATTATCGGAACAAATTATGATTAGATATTTTAAATTTGCTTTTATTAGAAATCCATGGGATTTGATTGTTTCAAAATTTGAATATGGTAAAAGTACAAATATAATAACTTGGGAATTTTTAAAAGATTTTGAAAAATCAAAAAAAGAAATTTCTTTTGAAGAATATTTAGAAGGGATGAAAAATTATGTAGATATGGATTTTGATTATTGGTTAATAGGTAAAAAATATTCATTAGATTATATTGGTAAACTAGAAAATATAAATGAAGATTGGGCATATATTTGTGGTAGATGTCAAATGGATAAATTAGAATTACCTATTGTTAATAAGAATAAAAAAAGGAAAAGAAATTATCAAGATTATTATAATTCTAAAACGAAAGATTATATTTATAATAGATATAAAAAGTGGATAAAAGAATTTAAATATGAATTTTAAATCTATATTTTAAAGTAAAGACCCCAACCTTCATCATAAAGATTAGTTTTTAATTTTTCAAATGAATTTTCACTTAAAACAACTTTAAGAAAGTATTTATAAATTTTATTTTTCTTAATTAATTCTGTTGAACCTATACAAAAATCATTAGTTTTTAATTTATTATTATTTTTTAAATTTTTTATTATATATTTAATTCTATTTAATATTTCTATTATTTCATATTTATTTGTTTTTAACATATCATAATTTAATAATGTTGCTTCCCATAAACTAAATCCTAAATGATATATATTTTTATTAAATTCATTATATGAAAAAAGATCTAATCTATATTTATTATTAGAATAGGTTTTAAATTTTATTTCTAAATCATCATTATTTTTAAAAAGAATATAATCCGATTCAAGTGATGAATCAAAAATTTCATTAACATTATGTTCTTTAATATTTTTAATAATTATTCTTTTTGAACCTCCTGAATAAATTTTTATTCCTTTGTCTAATCTTTCGGTTTTATTTTCATTATAAAAAGTTTTAAATTGATTATAAGTTGTATATAAATGAATTGCTTTCATACAAAATTTAAATAAATTATATTTTTTTAAAATAGTGTTCTTTTTTTTAATTTATTAAACATTATTTCTTTTAATTTGGGATTATCTGTAGTATACCAAACATAAAAATCATTATATTCTAAAGTTAATGATTTTTTCTTTAATTTAGTTTTATATTCATCAAATTTTTTAAATAAATTATTATCTATGTCATTCATTTCAATATTTAATTTATTTCCAATTAATACTAATTCAACTTCATTATTATCTTTATAATATTGAACAGCATTAATATAAATTTTATTTAATTCATCATCTTTTATTTTATCTGGATGTGTTTTAATAACTATTTTTCTAAATAATTTTTTAATAAAAAGACTAGTATTATTATTTTCATTAATATTTTTTTCTATTTCATCATTTATTTTTTTATCTTTATCATTATTATCTTTTTTATTTTCTTTATTTTCTTTATTATTTTGATTATTTTCATTTTTATTATTTTCATCTTTTATTTCTGGAATATAATTTTCTTCTATTTTAGTGAAAGCTAATTTTTTAATATATTCAATTTTTTGTTCTTTTGCTGATATTTCATTTTTTAAAATATCAATATCAAATATCAAAATTTTTAATTCTAAATTTTGCATTTTAAACTTTTTTAATATATATACAATTTTTAAATTCCTTAAAAATAATTTTAAATGAAACAATTTAATATATAAAGAAGAAAAAATTTATATTTTTTAAATGGGTAAATTAATTGATGGAAAACAATTAGAAAATTCAACAGTATCACAATCTAAATTAAATTTGACAAATCCAGATAATGATAATGATGCGGCTACTAAAAGTTATGTTGATAATGGAAATTATTTAAGTGGTGGTACAAATATTGATATTTCAGGAACTACTATAAATGTTAAAGTAACAGGAACAACATTAGGAAATATCCCAAAATTTAATTCTAATGGAGAACTTGTTGATTCAGGTATAGAAGCTTCAGAAGAAGAATTTGATTTAATTGATTTTGTTAATTTATCAGAAATATCAACTAATTCAGAACAAACTATACCATCAAATTATAGAATAACTTCAATAGTTTTTGAAGAAATTACAGGATCATCAGCAGGAAATATATCTGTAGGAACTTCTTCTAGTGGAACTGATATTGTCAATTCAGAATCAGTTGGTGCAAATTCATTAGTGGATGCTACATTAGGAACAACTATATTTAGTACATCATCGGATCAAACTATTTATATTGAATCTGATTCTTGGGGTAGTGGTGTTGTTAATGTTTATATAAGAATAGAAAAATTTACTGAATAAATATGAGTCTTTTTACATATAAAAATAAATTGATGGTTTATAATGGAAAAATACAAACTACTTCTGGTTATTATACAGATAATTTAGTAACATGGTGGAAATTTGATGGCAATGCAGATGATGAATATGGAAATTATGATGGTATTGTTCATGGTGCAACATATACTACTGATGGAAAAATAGATGGATGTTATTATTTTGATGGTAATGATGATTATATAGATGTTGGTGATGCTGGAAAATATAGTAGTAATGATAATTTTAGTATTACTGCTTGGATTTTAGCGAATAATACTGGAAGATTTTTTAGTAGAAGAGGAAGTTATGAAATTCACCCACATCCATCTAGAGAAACATTATTATTTTATGATGGTTCATGGGAAGCTAGGGGAACAAAAAATATAGTTGACGGAGAATGGCATCATATAGGAATAGTAATTGATAGTGATGTTTCAAAAGTAACTTTATATGTAGATGGTGAAGTAGATTTATCACCTACAGATGTTTCTTTTAGTGCTGGTGGAAGTGATGCTGAAATAGGATCATGGAATAATGGTAGTAATAATCAATTAGATGGAAAAATAGATGATTTTAGAATTTATGAATCTAAATTAACAGATAAAAATATTGAAACGATATATAATAACACTAAATAATAGCAATTTTTATTTTTTCTAGTATTTCATTAACTAATTTTAATTGTGGTTCTGATAATTTTCTTTTTTCTTTTAATTCATTTAATATATTAAAAGTTTGTTTTGCATAATTTTTTGACCATTTCTTTTCTTTATCATTACCATATATATACATTTTAGGAATATCTTGAACATTATGTAGTCTATCCGCTAATTTTATTATTAATGCCCAATTTGACATATTTAAAATTTTTTCACTTAAATATTTTTCTTTTCCTAATAATTTTATTTTTTCTTCATCTGAAGTTAATTCTTTAACTAAAGAAGTTACTAATTCACCAAATTCTTTTTTTATTTCATTAAAAGTAATATTTTGATCTTCAACAACATCATGTAAATATGCTGCTGCTATAATATCTTTAATTCTTTTAGATTTTTTTATTTTTTCAACTATTTTTGCTACACTTTTAGGATGTGTAAAATATTCAATTTTTTCACCTTTTTCTGTTTTACCTTTTCTATATTGACCTTTATGAACTTTTTTAGAAAATTCTTCAGCCTTTTTTATTTTATTTTCAAATAATTTAAAATCAATTAACATTTTTTCAATTTATTTTGGAGTATATCTTATTTATATATAAAAAGAAAACATCAAAAATGTCAAATCAAAAAAATTCTTTCGTTTCAATGTTAGAAAATGTTTCTAGGCTTAATAAAAATAGCGTTGAAATAATAACTTCTTTAAATAATGTTACTTCTTCAAAAAGGGATTCTGTAACTGTAAGTTTATTAAATAATGATGGAACCACATCTGAATATTCAATGCCAACAATTGGTAAATTGAAAAATGATTTAGAAGCCGCAAATTCAAATATTAAAAGATTATCTGGGTTTGAAGGTAAAACATATATAAAAGATGGAACTTCTATTAAAAGAGTTTATACTGTTGATTTATCTAGAGAACCACAAGAAATTCCTAGTATTAATCAAATAAATGAATTTTCTAATAAAGTAAATTGGTTTTTTGAAGAATTAATGAATCCAATGTTATCAGTTAATGTTGATTTAACAGGAAAAATAAGTGATAATGTTAATAGAATTTTATCAAGAAGATATATAGTTAGATTTACTAGAAATGCTGATAATTCTTTAACAACAGAGGGACAAAATTCATTAACTGATTTTACAAATAGATTTTTAAATGGTAGAACTGATATTACTATTACTGAATTTTTAAATTGGCATACTGGTGAATCTAATAATGGTGGTGTTATTAATTACAGAGATCCTTCTTTTAATTTAGATGAACAATTATTTGATGTTAATTATAAAGAATTACCATATAAAGGAATATTTAGAGTATTAAAGATAGAAACTGATGATATTAATAATAAATTATGGCATCATTTAAATACATTAAGTTATTCAGACAGAAGGGCAAATGGAAATAAATCATTACAAATTGGAGATTCATTAATTATTAAGAAAAAATCTGTAACTACTAGTAGATATAAAATAGTTGAAATTTCAAATGCTAATTCTCAAAATAAAGTTAGATTAGAAAGGGTAGAAGGATATGATCCTATTGGAATAGATACAGAATTAGAATATTATTCAAATTTTACATCAAATAAAACTATTAATATTTCTATTGGTTATGATGAATATAATGTTATATTTATTAAACCTATTAATACGGAAAATAATGTTATTGGATCTTTATGGAGTAATGGAACAGCATTTTATACAAATAATTTAATTTTAGATTCTAGTCAAAATAATAAAGATTTGGCAACATATTATTCTGAAGTTGTAGAAGATTATGGTGCTTTATTAAAAGATATGGTTAAAAGGAATATACCAGCAGTTATAGGTGTAACTCCATTATCTCCAATTTTAGAATCGGATTCTTTTGAAGTTGTTCAAATAAATAAACATTTAACAGATTCTGCAAATGCTAAAGAATTACAACAATTACATTCTGAAAAAGATTCAATAAAATCAAAATTATCTTCACAACAAGAAACTATAAAATCTTTAAATAAAAGAATTGCTAAAGAAAAAAGTAATTCTAAAAAACAAGAATTTGAAGAAAAATTAGAAAAGGCTGTTGGTAAGCAAGAAGAATTATCAAATTCATTAGCAAGTATTACAGAACAAATTACAAATTCTAGAGCAACACAAGCTTTATCAGAAGAACCAAAATATAGAGTAAGAGGATTTTTTGATATTCCAGCACCTACTAATAATCAAGAAATTATTCAATTTAGAATTCAATATAAATATTCTTCTAAAGATGGATCTACTAATTCTAATGAAACTTTTGAAACAGAAGATATAGTTGCAACTTTTTCAAATTGGGAACAAAAAATAACAGATATAAGACAAAGAATTTATAATGTTAATACTGACACATGGGAATGGTTAAATGAAGATGTTACTAGTTCTGATGTTCCTAATATTAATTCTGTTGATATTCCAATTAGACAAGGTGAACAAGTAACAATTAGAATTAAATCTATTAGTGAAGCTGGTTTTCCAGATACTAAAATTGAATCTCCATGGTCAGAAGAATTAACTATACCATTTCCAGATGATTTAAATAATAGATTTAATGAGTTTATTTATGAAGAAGGAATAAAAGATGAAGCATTAGTAGAAATGGATAATAAATTAAATACAGCTGGTGTTTATGAACATGTTAGAAATCAAGTTTCTATTGGTGATGAATTATATACACATAGAGATAATCAAATTTTAACTTCTTTTACTTCTCTAGGAAATTCAGTAGATTTATTTACTTATTTACAAAATTTAACTGATAGAATTGTAACTATTGAAAATGAATTAGCTAAAACTAAAGGAAGATTAGATGTTAAATTGGTTTTTGATGGTGAAGAAACTATATTAAGTGCAAATTCTGTATTGACTGTTCCTATTGAATGTACTGAAATTGCAACACCTTATGGTGGTGGAAATAAATATGTAAATGATATTTATAAATATCAAAAATATTCTATTTGGGTTGAAAATGATTCACCTAATAATTCATTATTTTTATTATCCGATAGAAGTTATGCTACTGGTGGAACTAATATTTATTATCAAGAACCTAATAATAAAATGTTATTCGTAGATGAAGATAATTATCTATATGAACAAGTTAATAACCAATTTGTATGGTTTTCAGATAATCATGGTGGTGATCCTTTGTATACTGGGATGACAGAAGCATCAACATATTCATATTTTGCTAATTTAAATAGAATTTTATTAGCAAATACAGAAGGTAGAAATTTAGGAAATAATGATGTGAAAGAAGAAGTTTCAGGAACTATAGGTGGATTTAGTTTATTAAATGAAGGTTATGTTTCTTGGACAGATACTGGAAATACTGATTTAACAGGAGGTACATTTTTAGCAACAGTTCATCCAGAATTACCAGATCCACTTGAATTACAAGAATTGGCAGAATCGGGTGAAAAAGAAATAAAACCTGAAAATAAACAAATAATTAAAATTAATATTTATTTTAAATTATCCGATGTTGATTATGAAGAACCTGCTGATGAAGGAGTTTATACATGGAGGGCAAGAAGAGATTATTCAGATGTTCAAATTTTAGATAGATATGTTAAATTATATATGGAAAAAATTGGTGAACAAAGACCTTTACAATATACATTAAGATTTAGATTAAAAAGAAATGAACCTGCAACTAGAGTAAGATAGTAAATGAAAATTTAAATTAAAAAACCTGATGAATATTCATATTCATCAGGTTTTTTTAGGAAAGAGCAACGGTTTAACGAACTACTTATAAACAACTTTTATTCTTGTTGTTTCATTATCCCAATTATAAATTTTCAAAATATATGTTCCTTTTTTTAGATCAATAAAATTTATAATTTTAGTATATTCAGTTTTTAAAAGTCTACCATCTATTGAATAAACTTCTGTTTTATCATAATTTTCTAATTCAACATTAACATAATCTGTTGTTGGATTAGGATAAACATTTACATCAATTTGATTTATTGTTGCTGATTTTGTTTCACAATCAACACTTTTTACACCATCATCATAACCTGAATTATAAATAGAATCTGTATTTACACTTTCTACACCATTATTAAATGCATCTATTGAATCTTGTTTTGTATAATCACAAGTATAATCCAACTGACCTTGATCATAACCATTGTTATATGCATCAATTGTGTCTTGTTCTACATAATCACAAGTAGTTTCAATTATTGGTGTTCTAGAAACATTAATTAATTGTCCACCAAACACATTTGTTTTTATTCTAATTATATTTTCATAAAATATTAATAAGGTTTCACTATCATCATCTATTGTGGTATCAATAATGTATTCAACAAATTTTAATGAATCATTAACATATTCTAAACAAGTAATGTTTATTTTTATATCCCCTTTTCCAAACAAAAAATCAAAAGTTATAGGTTCATAAAATAGATATTCCCAATATGAAAATTCTTCATAATTAACACCAATAGCATCAACTTCACTAAGATCAAATCCAAATGTAGTTAAACTAAAAAACCCTAATATAATTCCTAAAATAATCTTTTTCATAATTTTCAATTTTTAAATTTTACAATATATTTTTAATTAGTACAAATATACAAAAAAATTTTTTAATATACAAATTTTTTAACAAAAAAATTATTATAATAATTAATTTATTCTATCAATTAAGTCATCATCAATATTTACATTAATATATTTTCATTAAATTTTTTAAATTGATTATATGTTGTATAAGAATGAGTTGCTTTCATTAAAACTTAAATTATGTTTTATTATATAAAATAAAAATAAAATTGTTTTAATGTTAAAGTTTAGTCAATTTAAAAGTGCATTTGAAGAAAGAAATAAATCTTTAATTTCAGAAGGTTTAATAAATTCAATATCTTATAGTTTATTTATTGATAAATTAGAAGATATCTTAAATAAAAATAATATGAATTATTTTAATGTAGTAAAATTTGATGATGGAATTAAATTAATTGATTTGAAACCTTTTAAAAATAAAAATTTTTATAATGATTTAATTTCATTATTAAATTTATCTGGATATTATATATCTAATTATGAAAAAGATAAAAATAACATTAAATATGATAACATTGGAATAAAGACATATATGAATTCAAATAATTTAACTATTATATTTAATAAAAAATTTGATTATTTAGATTTTGGAATTAAAATAAAATTATTTCACGTTACTGATGAAAAATTTATAAATAAAATAAGGAAAAATGGATTAATTCCAAAAACAAATAAAATGATTGATAATCATCCACATAGAATATATTTATTTGATAATATAAAAGATATGGATTTTTTTATTGAACAAAAAATCAAATATGATAAAACATTTGAACCCAAGAAATTAGAAATTAATGTTAAATCTTTACCTAAATTAAAATTATATAAAGATCCAAAATATCCTAATGTAGATGTATATTACACTTATGATAATATTCCATCATATTGTATTGATATATTAAAACAATAAAAGAATTAAAAAACAAAACTAAATTTTTTAAAGAACCTTATTATGAAAAGGGTTTATACTTATAATAATATTCATCCAAAATATATCACAAATATTCTTAATTATTAAGATTTAATTTTTTTTATATTTAAAAATGTAAATATAATTTTTATTTAAGTCATTTATATTTAATATATAAAAGAAATTTTAAATATATTTAATGTCTAATGATAAAAGTTTTCAATTATTAAGAACAAATCCAGCTTTAACTGGAAATGTTAAAGTAGTAGTAAATTCAGAATATAAATTATTTTTAGAATCTTATAATTCTAATAAAATTTTAACAAAAGATAAATATAAACATTTTATATTTAATAAAGATCAAATATATGATGTAATCGTATCAAATTTTTTTAATAATTTATCTTCTGATATTGTTTTTGATGTTAAAATTAATGAAGATAGAAAGTCTGATGTAATGTTTACTGAATATAAAAATCAGTTTTCAACAATTTATTTTGCGGGTGCTTCAAATATTGAAGATCAATGGCATAAAGAAGAATTTGAATATAATGCACCACTTTATATTAAACAAGATGAATTACCAGAAGGATTTGTAATTTTAAGAGTAGATAATCCAGCAATTTTTAATGAAACAACAGGTTATATATTAGATAATATTAATAAAGATAATTTTAGAGAAGAAATAATAGATAAATGGAAATTTGTATCTTTAATGGATATGACATCTGATAATGATTTGGGACATTGGATAAATTCTAATTTTGTTGAAAATGAAAATTATCCTACTAAATCTTTTGAATTTGATTCAACTTTATCAGATAATCCAACTTGGTATGGTTTAGTGTATACTAATGGTTATTGGGGAAGTAGAAAATCATTTATTCATGATTTTATTGAATATGATCAACCACATTTTAAATTAGAAAAATATATAACAGACGGATTTAAAAATAATGAAGTTATTTATCCACATATAATAAATTTTAAATTTTTATTTGATGACACACCAGCTTCACCTTTTGAATTAAAAAAATGGAGTATAAATAGATATTATGGATTTTATATACAACAATTAGATTTAATAACAAATTTAACTTCTTATAATCCACCAGATATAGCAACAGGGGTTACAATAACTAATAATATATTTGTTTCTGAAGAAAATTTTAAAGAATCAATATATCCTTTTAAAGAAAAATTTAATGAAAATAAAGAATATTATATTTATGCTAAAAATGATTTACATAAAGTAGAAAGAGTAATAGAAAATAATAAAGAAGTATATAAGATATTATCAAAAGAAAATATTTCAATAGAAGATATAAATAAAGATAAAGTAATAAATATAAATTATAATTCTGTAAATAGAACTTCTTATGAAAATACTATTGAAGGAAGATTTTCAAATTTAGAAATAGATCCTTATGTAAATAAAAATGGTAGTAGAGAAGGATTATATGGTGATTTATATTTAATTAAAATAAAAGATAAATTTCATGTTTTAAAATATAGAAATAATTTAGATACTATTATATTTACAAGTGGTGGAACTATATTTGAAAATACAGGAAATACAAATGATGTGGTTGGAAATAAAAATTATATATTTACTGCTTCTAATTCAGGTATAACTGTTTATGATTGGGAAGGTGAGATTTTATTACAAATTAATGAATCTAATTCTGATTTACCTTCAAATATTGTAAATTCATTATTTTTAAAAAATAATATATTATATGCAGGAACTGATAATGGTATTTGGTATAAATCTTTTTCTAATTTTACTTTAATTGGAAATAATATTATAAATACTAACAATTCTAATATTCCTTGTAATAAAGTAAATAAAATTTATTATAATAATTATATAGTTGCTGGATGTTATAATAGTGGTAATACTAAAAATTATTGGTGGATAAATAATATAAATGAATTTTCAGGATATACAAATGAATTATCAAATTTAATTATTCCAAATTCTTTTTCAATAGATAGAAATGATTTATATGTTGCAGAATCAAAAGTTATAAGAAAATATTTTAATTTTAATCCTGTTACTTTTCTTGAATATTCTAATTCTACAAATTCATTATTACCAGATGCTATAATTAATGATATATTTGTTGAAGATGAAATTTTATATGTAGGAACAGATAATGGTTTTTGGCTTAAAAATGGTCCATTTGAAAGATTATTTAATTCTGAATTTGATATAGATCTTGGATCTAATAAAGTTAAAAGAATTTATGTTAATTCTGATGACGGAATGGTATATTTAACAATTAATTCTGAAGGAACTTCAGGATCAACTGATGGAATATATTTTTTAAATTATTTTAATAATGAATTACAAAAATTTACTAATTCAAATTCAAATATATTACAAGAACCAAATAATTCAGTCATTATTCCAGGGGATGATGAAATAGCAATATCTTCAAATAACGGTTTTCAAATATTTAATTTACCTATAAATGTTTCTTCATCAACATTTAATTTTTTTGAATATTATTTAAATACTGACTATGCAATAAATTCAAATTCTGAATTTCTTGAATATTGGATAGAAAGTAGAAATTCAGATTTTTATAAAAAATATTCAACTAATGTAACACCTATTAAATATCCTATTTATAGATTAAGATTTAGTGATATAAAAGATTTTGATTTTAATAGGGTTAATTCTGAATATGCAAATTTTGATTATATGCAAGATAATGAATATTCAACTACAGAAGAAGCTAAATTATATTCAATAAATTATAATGATAAATCTTTAGAAAAAGATTGGAGAAGATATGAAAGTGGTAGAGATAAAGGTAAAGTAATAAATGTATCTTCTGAATATATAGCAAATGATGAATTGTGGGAGTTAGATGAAGATGGAAATATGACAGATATTTGGTCAATTAATCCAAAAATTTCTAAATGGGGTTATGTAGATTCAATAGGACATGGTGATTATGTTTATAAATTAAATAATTCTTATAAAATAGGATCAAAATATAATCAAGGTGTTGGTATTTTTGAATCTAGTTCATATATAAAATTAAAAAATTTAGATTATTTTTATAGGGTAGGTGAATTAACTGAAAATAATGGACAAGATAATAAACATTTTTATTTTCAATCTAGAAATATTGAAACATCTTTATTAAATCCAGATTCTAGAAAATTTAATTTAGACCTTTATATAGAAAATGATTTTGATTATTTTATTTATTTTTTTGATAATTACATGAAACAAAGAGTAAATAATGATAATGATAATTTAAAATCTACACAAAAATATTCGATATTTAACAATGGTGATAATAATGAACCATCATCAACAATATTAAATGATATAAATTATGAATTAATAAATATTGAAGATATTGTGTATGAAGAATATGAAGATGGTGATTTGTTTGTTAAAGAAATAGAAAGAAAAGAAAATGGTAATAATTATAATGGTTATAAATCTTCTATAATATTTAATCCATCATATGAATTTCAAAATTCTTCTTCAACTTCTGGAATAATAGATGATATTATAATAAATCCATTAGTTTGGTATAATCCAATATATTTGGAAGGATATGATTTCTTTTTTAATCCTTTAACACCACCAGTTAGAGGATTTGATAAAGCTATAAAAGAAAATATAAATTTAACATTTGATAGTTATTCAGGATTAACTTATTATATAGGAAAAGAAGTAAAAGTAAGAGAAATATGGGAAGAAAAATATAAGAATGAAAATAATTATGATGAAATTTTAGAATTAAAAAATTCTGGAAGATTATATTTAAAAATAGAAAATTCACAAACTGGAATAACATATTTATCAGGACAAACATTTACAGATACAGATTTAAGAAATGACTATGTAATATTTTCTGGAGATACATATTATTCACAAGAAACATATGATAAATCAAAAAATATCATTCCAAATGATGAATTTTATGGTATATCAAATGGAACAGATGATTCATTTATATCTTTAATAGATTGGCAAGAAGAAGATTTTGAAAATAATTATGTGAATTGGATTACAAGTGGTGTTTTATATCAAATTGATAATACTCTTACAAATGAAGGAATAAGAGATACAAATGAAATTATAAACAATAAAAAAATAAGTATAGATGTATTTTTAAATGATGTTTTTAAAAATTGTTTAATAATAGTTAATTGTCCTATAACAATTAAGAAAGAATTAATAAGTTTAAATAATTATGATGAATTTTTAGAAAATTATGGATTATATTATAATACAACATTTGATGAAGATCCTATTTATTATAGTGGATTAACACATAATTATATTTATAATTCAAAAAATATAGTAGCTAAAAATTTCATTGAAACAATTAATAAAATAGTTGAACCTGAAGGATTTGAACAATTAACATATCATCATATTGATTCAAATAATAATTATAATAAATATATTATGACTGGAGAAACCGTTTCACCTTTTATACTTCAAATTAAAAATCCTGTTAAAATTGAAACAAAAAAACATTCATATGATATAATACCAATTAAAGGACCAGATCATAATATACTTGATTATGAAAAATCAAATTCTAAAAATAAATTAGGTGATGTTATCAATCAACCATTATCTAGAATATTTATTAAAAATGAAAAAGATTTAAATTTATTAAAATTTTCAGAAGGTGAAATTAATTATCCTTTTAATTTTATTTATAGATATAATGGTTATTATGAACCTGTTTTTAAAAAAATTGAAATTTTTAATAAAATAGATTATAATGATGAAAATGGTGAAAAAATAATATATAAAGGAAATTATAAATTTGAAGATACATATATAAAATTTGGAAGTATGGATGAAATTGTTTATTCAAAAGTAAATGAAAATGGATCTGTTTTAAAATTAAAAGATGTTGAAGGTGATAAAAGTGTCTATCCTATGATAGATGAATTTGGCTATAGTTTCGATTCTATATTTATTTTTAAATCTAATTGGGATTCAGATTTTTATATTAAAACTAATAAAAAAATTAAATAAAAAATGAAAGAAAATTTAATATTAAAGCAATTTGAAACAGAAAGAGTTAATGGAACTTATGAATTAGAAGAATTTAAATGGTTTTTTGGATCAAAAATGTTAGAAATTGAAGATGAAATAATAATAGATGATAAAACAATTCAATATTCAGAAGAAGAAAAAACGGGTTTTCAATATTATGATTCAGAATCAAGAGGTGTAAATGAAATGTTTTCTACACCTAATTTAAATAGTTTAAAAGAAGAAAATAATAGTATAAGTTTATTACCACAAAATGAAACAACATTAAAAAACAATACAAAATGGAAAATTAAGATTAATATGAAAAACATAATTATAAATTATATTTTTTATAAATTAAAAGAAAGTAGAACTTTTAAAGGATTAAGTAAAGATAATTTTTTAAATAAAAATATTAATTTATCAATTAAAAATTATATAAAATTAAATGTTGTTGATAGATATAAATATAAAAATATAGATTTATATATTAAATATAATAATATTGAACAAAGTCAAAATGTATTATCAGAAACAAAATTACAATTTAAAACTAATTTTAATCCTTTAATTAAAGAAAAAACTAATTTAATAAAAGATTATACAACAAATAATGAATCTTTAAGAATTACAACATTAGATGTTTTATATAATCAAATTAGACCTTCAGATAAATATAATTTTGATTATTATTTTGATTTATATTTTGAAAAAATTTAAATAAATATTAATATATAATAAATAAAAAAAATTTAATATGATAATAAATTTTAAAAATTTTTTATTAGAAAAAGAAAAAATCACAAGAAATTATTATATATTTGATTGGGATGATAATTTATTAGAAATGCCCACTAAAATTTATTTATATGATAAAAAACAAGATGAAATAATATCAGTATCCACAAAAGAATTTGTCAATTATAGAAATGATGAAAATTATGATTATGTAGATTATTCTTTTATTGAATTTAGAGATGATGGTTCTAGAGGTAATCAAGCCTTTATTGAAGATATGATTGAAGCTTTAAATAATAAAAGATTTGCTAATAGTTGGGATGATTTTATTAAATGTTTAAGAAATGGTAGTTTATTTGCAATAGTAACTGCTCGTGGACATGATCCTATAATATTTAAAAAAGGAATAAAATATATTATTGAAAATATTTTAAATAAAGAAGATTATGAAAAAATGATTAAAAATTTAATTTCATTTAGAAGTTTTTATGATACTGAAAATAATGAAAAAAATGAAAATGAATTAATAACAGAATATTTAGATAAATGTGGATATTATCCTATAAATAATAAAAAAATATATGAAAAATTTAATTTAAATCCAGTTAAAAACCAGGAAAAATTAAAATTAGCATGTATAAATGATTTTATGGATAAAGTTAAAAAATTAAATATAATTGAGAAAACCACTCACTTTAATTATGATTATGATATTAAAATAAAATTTGGATTTTCTGATGATGATTATAAAAACGCTTCAATTGTTTCTAAATATGGAAAAGATATATCAGTTTATTATACTAAAAATTATAAAGAAAAAATAAATTAATTATTTTTATATAAAATTAAATTATTTTAAACATTTTATATAAAATATATAAAATATATAAAATATAATTTAAAAATGGAGAAATCTAAAATACAAGAAAAACAAGATAAAATAGAAATACTTGAAGCAGAATTAATGGAAGAAAGAAAAGAATGGAATCAAATTATTTCAAAATTATCAAAAGATATTAAGAAAGATTTAAATTATTGTATGATTTTAGAATCCGAATCTGTATCTAGAAGACAAGAAATAACAGAAATAATAGGTAAATATTCTTATAAGATAAATAAAGCAATGCCAGGAATAAAACAAACAAAAAAGAATTTATGGGAAAATTATGCAACTAAATATCAATTAAAATTAAATTCAACAGAAAAGAAAATGTTTACTGAATCTGATTTAAGATATGCAGAATCACAAGTACAATCTTATAAAAATCATATTGATTTTTTTATAGAAACAAGAAAAACTATGGATCATATTATATGGTCTGTTAAAAATAAAATTCAATTATATAATATTACAGAAATGATGGGATAGCTTAAAAATTAAATATCCTGAATCATAAATTTTATAATTTTTATTAGTTTTATTATTATTAATAGTTTTTTGGTTATGTTTATTTATATAATAAAAATTTGGGATAGTTTTAAAAAGAAATTTCATATTTGATTTTAATAAATTTTTGTCTATATAATTTCTATCTATTTTTGAAATTATTTCAATTGGTTTATATTTTTTAATGAAATAATTAAATAATTTTGAAAAATATTCTTTTACATTAATAAAATTTTTATTACAAAATTGATTTAAATAATATTTTCCTTTATAATCACTTTTTGTAAAAGTCATAATAGATACCAATTCTTTTTTATAAAATAAACCTAATTTAATATAAGAATCTTTAAAACCATGAATATGATTATTATTTAAAAAATTTTTTATTTGTTCGTTATTTTTTAATTCTAATATTTTACATTCTATAGAATTTATTATTTTATTTTTATTTAATTTTTCTAAAATTATAGATTTAATAATATCTTTTTTATAATTCCAATCATCTTCAAATATATGAATTAATTGAATTCCTTTCTTTTCACATAATTCTGTTTTATTTAAATGATAATTTTTTTCTTTTATTAAATCACTATGCCAATATAAACCATTGAATTCAAATGCTAAATTTAAATTAGGTAAATAAATATCTAATTCATAAGGAATAATTATTTTTCTAGATGAAGTTATTATTTTTCCTTTATAATTTTCTTTTATAAAATTATAAACGTTTATTTCATCGTTTGATTTATAATAATGACCAATGGGATAACATATAGTACAAATTTCTAAATTTTTTCTTGAATATCTATCTATTAATTGTTGGTATGATATATTATAATTTTTATTACATTTTTTACATTTTATTGTTATAATATCATTATCAAAATCGACATTTATTATATTTAATTTAAATTTATTTTTTAAATTATTTATTTTGCTTTTCCTACTTTTTTCTTTAATTAAGGGATTACATAAAGTGCAACTTGTTTTATATTTTTTCAAATTAGTTTTTTTAATTTTTTCTTTTATTAATTCATTTTTTGGGGGAAATGAAAAACCATATCTTTTTATATTTGTTTTAATTCTTTTTGTAATTATATCATCTTTATGTTTTTTAAAATAAATATTTAATTTTTCTCTACATTCATTTGTTTCTAAATAGCATTTAAAACCATATTTTTTTATATTTGTTTTTATTGATTTATTTTTTATATCTTGATTTTGTGAAGAATATTTTGTGCCATATTTTTCTATATTTGTTTTAATAGATTTATTTTTTAATTTATCGTTATGTAACGGAATTTTATAACCGAATCTTTTTAAATTTGTATTTTCTGTTTTTAATCTACTACATTTTTGTGAACAAGAATAATAATTACCATTAGATATATTTTTAATATATTTATAATATGGTAGTTCTTTTTCTTTACCACAAATATCACATTTTACTTTAATTGAATAATGGGAATTTTTCTTTAAATCGTTTATTTTTATAATAAAGTAATTTTGATTTATTATTTTATAACCTTTTTCTAAAAAATAATTTTTATTTTTTGTTTTCGCACTTATTCTAATTTCTTTATTTAAAATCATATCTTAAACTTTTTTAATATATAATATATAATATCAAAATATATTTAAGTTTAAATGAAATTTAAAATAAATGAAGAAAAAACAAAATTAGTTTTAACAAAATCAAACACAGAAGAATATAATCAAATTAAAAGAATTTTAAATCCATATGTTGACGGCTATCGGTTTATGCCACGCTTCAAAATGGGCGTTTGGAATGGTAAAATAGACTTTTTTAAAAATGGGTTTATTAATTTGGGTTTATGGAAAGTTGTATATGATTCTTGTAAAGAATATGGTTATAAATTTAATATAGAAAATCCAGAATTATTTCCAAAAGAAAAATTAGATAAAAAAGAAATAGAAGATTTTTGTTTTGATTTTTTTAAAAATCATAGAATACAAGATAAAAAAGATAAAAAAGGAAATATTATTAAAGGTGAAAAATTTATGCCATATAGCCATCAAATTGATGCTATTTATAAAATTTTAAAATATAAATATGGTTTAGTAGAAATTGCAACTGCTGGTGGTAAATCATTAGTTATATCAACAATTATATTTTATATTTTAAAGAATATAAAACCAGATGCTAAATTTTTAATTATTGTTCCAAATATTTCACTTGTTACTCAAATGTATGATGATATTTTAGATTATAATTTAGGTTTCAATAATGAAAATTTAAATCCACTTGACATAAATTTATTAGAAATTATGTCAGATAAACCTAGAAAAGTTAGGGATAATAAAGAACCTAATATTATTATTGGAACATATCAATCTTTAGAAAAATTATCTTATAAATTTTTTAAACAATTTGATATGGTTGCAACAGATGAAGCTCATAGAGCAAAGGCAATTTCTATAAATAAAATTTTAACAAAAACATTTGGATATGCTAATTATAGATTTGGTGTTACTGGTACTTTACCTGCTAAAAATTCTTCAAATAGATTAACAATAGAATCTTTAATGGGTCCAAATTTATTTTCAATAAAAGCTAAAAAATTACAAGATAAAGGATTAATAAGTCCTATTAAAATAAAATCATTAATGTTAAATTATGATGACTATGATTTTGCAAAAAATATTTATGCAATAAAAAAAAGAGGTGGTGGTAAACAGGCTTATCAATTAGAAAGAAAATATATTCATAATTCAGAAAAAAGAAAATATTTTATTGTAAAATTAATTAAAAAATTAAAAACTAATTCTTTAGTTTTATTTCATGCAGTACAACATGGTACTGATTTATATAATTTTTGTAGGGATAATATTCCTAATATAGATTTTTATTATGTTGACGGAAGTGTAAAAAGTGATAAAAGAGAATACATTAAAAAGCAGTTAGAAGAAACATCTTCTAAAAATATAAAAGTAGGTATATGTAGTTTTGGAACATTTTCTACTGGAATAAACGTTAGGGCAATTAATAATATTATTTTTGTAGATTCATTTAAATCTGATCAAATTATTAGACAATCAATTGGTAGGGGGTTAAGATTACATAAAGATAAAGTTTTATTGGTTGTTTATGATATTGTAGATATTTTTTCAAAAAAATATACAAATACATTATTACAACATTATAAATATCGTAGGGATAAAATTTATAAAGAACAAAAATTTGATTATGAAGAAATAAAAATATCTTTACCAGGAACAAAAGATTCAAGAAGAATTAAATTAAATAAATTAAATGATAATAACAAAAAAAATTAAAATAAATTCAAAAAGTAAAGATAAAAAATATTATATTTCTTTAGGATATAATGTTAAAAATGATTTTATTATAGATATAAAGGATTTAAAAAAAGGTAGTGGTAAAAAGATAAATGTTATATGTGATGTTTGTGGAAATGAAAAAATAATTGAATATAGAAGGTATATAAAAAATACTAATAATTTAAAAGAAGATTATTGTTGTAGTAAAAAATGTTCTAATTTAAAAAGTGAAAAAAGATTAAAAGATAAATATGGTGTTATAAATGTATTTCAACTCAGTGAAATAAAAGAAAAATCTAAGGAAACTAAAAAAAGATTATATTTGAATCCTAATTTTACTAATATTGAAAAAAGGAAGAAAACTAATTTAAAAAAATATGGTTGTGAAGAATCTTTATCAGATAAAAATATAAGAAAAAAGATACGAAATACGTGTATAAATAAATATGGTGTAGATTCTGTTTTAAAAATTAATAATATTAAAAAATCGCAGGAAGAAAAATCGAAAATAACTAAATTTGAAAAATCTAAAAATTATTATAAAGAAAAATATAATTTGAATTTAATTGATTTTGATAATTTTTGTTATAAATTTAAATGTGAAAAAGGACATAATTATTTAATTAAAAAATCTATTTTAAAGAATAGATTAGCTCATTCTGTTCAAATATGTACAATATGTAATCCTATTGGAATTTCATATATTTCGCAAGGTGAAAAAGAATTATTAAATTTTATAAAAAAATACATTAATAGTGTTGAATCTACAAATAGAAATAAAATTCATCATATCATTTAGATATTTATTTACCTAAATTAAAAATAGCATTTGAATTTAATGGTATTTATTGGCATAATAATAAAAATAAAGAAAAATATTATCATAAAATAAAAACAGATTTATGTAAAGATAAAAATATTCGATTAATTCATATATGGGAAAATGATTGGTATGAAAAAAAAGATATTATTAAATCAATTATTTTAGAAAAAATAAATATAAATGAATATTATATATTAGAGGATTATTATATCAAAAAACTTAATAAAATTAAATTAGATAATTTTATTAATTTAAATTCTATTAAAGATTTTAATAGTGTTTTTGGTTATGGATTATAGTCAATTAAAATCATATATTTTACATCATTTTATATTAAATGGTGTAAAATATATGATTTTAATTGACTATAATAAATAAAACAATATTATGTCATAATTTTATTGTTTTAAAAAAAGATTTAAATAAAGATATAATATCATATATTAATAATTTATTATATAAATTTAATAGAATATTATATGTTAAAATAATTAAATATGATAATTTTTATGAATGTTTAATAAGAGGGAATTATGATAAAAAAGGAAAAAGATTACTTAAAAACAGAAAAAGGAAATTAAACAAATTATTTTTTTAATTTATTTAATTTCCTTTTTCTGTCATAAATTGTAATAATTTCTTTTAATAATTTTTCTTTTATATTTCCTTTTAAAATTTTAAAATTATCATCATTTTTTAAAATTATTATGTCCGTTAAATTTTTAAATTTTTCATAGTCAACAAAATCATACATATTATCTTTTATTAAATCTGAACTTTCTATTATAGTATAATTTTTATTTTTGAAATTTATTTTCACCATTTAATTTATTAAATTTATTTTTTCTAATTATTGGTTTTATTTTATTTAAATAGTTTTTAATTTTATAATTACTTGAATAATTTATTGAATAATAAACAAATATTTGATAATTTTCATCTAAATAATAACTATAACCAATTATATCATCATTTTTTATTTTATTATTTTGATTTATGTTATGATATTCTTTAATTATATTTTTTCTTACATATTGAACACCATGAATTAATGTTGCGCTTTTTTCAAAGTTTCTAATTGTTTTATTATCTATTTCAAAATTTTTTATATAATTTATAAATCCTTCTAAATAAAAATTATTCATAGTTGTTTCAAAATGTAAATTATTCTTATTTTCATAAATTGTCCAACTATCTGATTGACTAGGAGAATAATAATCATCACAATCATATTTTAATTGTTTAGCAATATTAATATGATCAACTATAAATGGCATTAATTCATCTTTAGGGTAATTTAGTATAAAAGATGAACTAGATGAATTACTAACAAAACCTTTTCTTATTTTCATAATTGATTTAATATTATTTTTCTTTTATCTAATTTTGATAATTTCCCCTTTTTAATCAAATTATATATATTATTTTTTGATTTTCTAAGAACAACATAATTATTATTTGAAAATAAAAATTTACATTTAGCCATTTTTGGAGTTGTTTTCAAAATTTTTAAACTTTTTAAATTATAATAAGAACTTATATCTCTATCATAAACAACATTTTCAAATTTATATTCTAAATTTTCTTTTATATAATTTTCTATATAATTTTCTTTTATTTTTTCTTTTATTTCATTTAATTTATTTTTTAATTTTGGAATATTAAATTTCTTTTTTCTTTCTTTATATTTTCTTTCTTGATTTTTTAATTTTTCTATTGCTTCATATAAAAAATTTTCTTCTTTTATTTTTTCAGCTATTTTACCAGCTAATATTAATGCATCTAGTTTATAATTATTATTAAAAATAAAATAATTTAAATTTAAATTAATATAATCATATAAAATATTTATTTCTATTAAAGAAATTTCTTCATTATTTTCTAATAATTTTAGATTTTTATTTTCAAAAAAATATTTATTTCCAAATTCTTTTTTAATTTTTTCATTTATTAATCTTTCTAATAATTTATTATGTATTATATTTAATCTTGATAAATAATTTTCTTTATTTTTTATTTCTTCTTCAATTTTCTTTTTTTTATTTAAAAGTTCAATTTTTTTCATTTGTTTTTATTTAATAGATTATTTAATTTTGTTTTTCTACTACTTGTAATTGTTCTAAAATAATTAATAGCATTATTTATTTTTAAACCAATTTCATCTTCTTTATCATTTCTAAATTTTATCCAATTTCCATCTGAACATTCTATAATGTATTTATTACCTGATGTAATATTTAAAGTCCAATCAGATTTAATACACTCAAGTGTTCTTTTTTGTTGTTCTTTAAATAATTGTTTTATACCTTCAACATCTTTTATATTTTCAGTTCTTTTGTCCATTTTAAAAAAATTTTAGTATCATTTTCATGAAAAGTTTTTATTGTTGATAATGTTAATTCTAATTGATTTATAATGATGTTTTTAATATTTATTTTTTCTTCATTATTTAAATTATCATTTTCAAAAATATTTATAATTGATTTTTTAATATCAGATAAGATTTTATTATATAATTTATAATTATTTGATGATTCTACATGTCTAAGAATATCGAAATATAATTGGAAAATTTCATTATAATTTTTTGATTTCATTTTATTTCATTTTTATTTTTAATATAATAAAACATTTTAAATAAAAAAATATAAAATAATAAAAAAAATTAAATATGTATAAAAGATTTACTTTTACAGAAGATGAATATAATAGAATTTTAAAAGAAAAAGATATATTAAGAAAAGATAATGAAGAACTAGTTAAATTAGTAAAAGAAAAAGAATTAGAAATTGAAAATATGAAATTAAAAAGTGATGATGTTCTTGTTGTTGTTAAAGATAAAAATAAAAAAGATGATTATCATTTTAAAACAAAAGAAAAAGATATTATTAGAGAATTAATTAAAATAAATAAGGAATATTCAACTAAAATAGAAACTTTGTTAAATAATGAAAAAATAATGAATGAAAAAGTAGAAAAAAATGAAAATAAAATTAAAAAATTAGAAGAAGAAAAAAATAATTTAAATGATGAAATAAATAATTCAAAAAATTATATTGATAAAATTAAAAATAGAAATTTTATAGAAAGGATTATTAATAAATTAGATTTTTAATAAATTTGTTAGTTTAAAAACTTTTAATGGATAAAATATATTTGATATATAAAAGTAAAAAATGTATATATACCTTTTAGAAGATGTTACTGATGGTGGTAATTTTATTTATAAAATAGGTTTTACAACAAATTTAGTAAAAAGAATGCAAGCACATAAAACATCAAATCCAGATGCAATTTTAATTAAGTCATTTAAAACAAATTATAATAGAAAAGTTGAAACTGCATTAAAAAATTATTTTAAAAAGAAATTATATTTTGGTGAATGGTTTTTTTTAGAAGAAGGTGATATCAATAATTTTATACCATTATGTGAAAAATTTGAAAAAAATTTTATTTGTTTAAATGATAATCCATTCTTTTAAAACTTTTTATAATAATTTATATACAATTTAAAAATAAAAAATATTTTATGATAATAACAATAACACCAGAAGATTTAATTAAAAGATGTATTTGGAATAACTATAAAAAATTTATTTTAAAAGATTATTCTGAAAAAGATATAGAAAAAATAATTTCTGATAATGAACCTTTTTCATTAAAAGAAGATGACGCATATGTTATAGGTTTATTAAAAGTTGTTAAAACTGATAATTTAATTCATAGATTTAAGGAAGTAATTAATGAAGTAATAAATATTAAATCAACAATACAAAAAGTAGATAATAGTAAAAAAGTTTTAATAAATAAATCTTCTTTATTAAAAGAATGTTTATCATTTAAAAATCATTTCCCTGTTTATTATAATTCTGATGAAAATTTTTTAATTAAAATTAATGAAGTTAATAAATATATAAATAAAAAAGTAAAAGAAATTGATAATTTAGAAATTATAGAATTAGAAAAAATTATAAAAAATAAGAAAAAGAAAATTACATATTTACATTCTAGTAAAGTTTCTAAATTATTTAAATTAAACACTATTATTGATTAATTTTTTAATTTTTCTTTTTCTTAATTCAATAATATCAATAAAATAATGTTGAAAATCATTTAATTTATAAAAATCAGCTAAAATAAATTTATTATTATATTTATTAATTTTATTATTATATATAACATAACCAATAATATCTTTTCCATTTAAACTATATTTGTATCCATTATATATTTCATTTTTTATAAAATCTTTATTTGATTTTTTACATTTATATTTTTTAATCATTATTCAAATCTCCTATTGAAATGTTTAAGTGTTTTTATCTCTCTATTTGCATTATCCCACATTATTAAATGTTGTTCATCTTTAATAATGTCTTGACTTAAAATATTAGTTTCACTTTCATTTTTTATAATATCATCAAAAATTCTAAGATTAGTAAATCTTAATGGTGATGATAACAATTCCATTTGTTTAGTATGTTCAAATTCATCTGGTTGAATATCAAATTCAATTTCATCAATTAATATTAATTTATCAATTTTTGAATTTTCTTTTGCATAATAATTTGTTTCATTATTTTTAACTGGTAAAAAATTATCAGAAATTGCATTTAAATATGTATAATTAGTATTATCTGGATCATAAGAATCATCAATAGTTGTTGTAGTTATTAAATCTTTTCTTTCATATGTATTTCTATTAAACATAATTACAGAAATATCGTAATTTCTTCTAAATAATTTAATGTTTAATTTTTGCTGTCTTTGATTTAATTTAATTAATAAGCCATACCAAATATCTGTATATAATTCAACTGGAAATTCATAAGTATTTTCATTTAATTGAAAAAATATTCTATCTCTTTCATTAAACCATCTATAACCTAATTTATTTTCTATATCAAAATTATTTAATAATGTATATGTTTCATTTTCAACATAATATTTTTTAAATGTATTTGTTGATAAATGTTTATTTTCATCATAATTAGATTTAAAATTAAACCAAGATATAAATGTTCTATTTTCATTCTTTTTTAATATTTGATCTATTTTTTTATAATTTACAGCTAATTGATTTCTATTAAGTTCAGAAAAATCATAATGATTCCTTGATATAACAATATTATCATTCCATAATTTTTGCTTAATTATTTTAACTCCTTTAACTATTTTTTGTCGTATTTTTTCATAAGCTAATGAAAATGATTGTTCTTTATTTGCTATTTCATCTTCATTTTGTTTTTTCTCAGGTTGAAGTAATTCTTCTATATCAGTATTTTCTTGTAATGAATCTAATATATTTTTAGAATCTTCATCTTTAACATCAATATCTGCTCTTTTTTCATATTTTTCTAATGTAAGTTTATAATGTATCATAGCATTCATATCTTTTCTTATTGCTTGTGTGTGTTTGACATAATATAATTTATTTGTTACACAAATATGTATTATATCATCTTGACTCGGTCTTTTTTCTATACCAAAACCTCTTTTAAATTCATCTTTTAAAATATTAATTTCAAATGTGTCAAATAAATCTAAGTTAAAATAATTTAATTTTAAATTTTCATCTGGAAAATTATTTTCTGGAACTATTATTTTTATTTGTTCTACTTTAACAACATTTTTTAATTGATATTCATGCATATATCTATCAACACCATTTTCATCAGGATCAGTTATAAAATAATTAACTTTCCAACCAAATATACTATTCATATTATTTGCTAAGAAATTTTCCCATTTAATTATTTTTTCATTATTGTAAGGGTTCCATAAATTAAAACCATCATCACCAGAACCACCAACACCCCAAAATGATCCTATTCCTTCTTCACCTTGATTATATGTAAGTTCAGTTGTTGCATCTTTATTTAAATAACAAGCTAAACCATTTGTTTCAACATTATGTAAATTTATTCCTGTAAAATCAGTAACTCCTTCTTCATTATTAGGATTATTAGGAAATGCATTAGAAGAATTTGAATTTGTCCAAGGACTTGAATCAGAATTAATTCCCATAATATCACTACTAGCACCATTATCTAATAAAAAACTAATACATTCTTGTTTTAATCCATATCTATTTATATTTAAATAATTTGCTGAAACATTTTGAAATTTTCCTAATAATATTATATCATAAATCATTAATGCACCTACATTTGATTCTAATTTTATTAAATATTCAACTTGTGCAAATCTTAATTCATCTAATTTAATACTACTTATATTTTCTTGAGTTAATGGTTCAAATGGTGTATATGTTCTTCCACCATTTTGTGTAAATCTATATAATATTTTATAATCAACTAATCCAGTATCTTGTTTAGTTATTTCAAATCCATCTAATCTAAATATTTTATAAATATCTTTTGGTTTTAATATAATTTCTGGATTTTCAGGTGTAACTAGTGCTTCAGAATCAACAGAAGTTAAAATATATTCACCATTTATTACAATAGAATTAATTAATATATTTGTAAAACCATATGATGATGGGTCTACATTATAAGAATAATAAAAATTTAATTCTAATTTAAATGGTAAAAGATGATTAATTTCTAATCCTTCTATTTCAGATATTTCCATTTGATTACTCCATGCATCACCACTTTTATATCTAAAAAATATTTTAACAAATTGATATTGATTTTGATTTTCTATATCGTAAGAAATTGAATTAATTTTAGAAATACCTTTTAATTCATCAGTAGTATATTGCCTAAAATTATTAGGTTTGATAGGTGATATTTTATCAGGGGTATCACCTAACCAATTTAATGTTAAAGTTTGATCATATCTTTTATTTAAAACAAATTTTAAATTATATTCTTTTGGACAAGACATTAATATTTAAATAAATTTTAATTATATATAAATATATATTAATTGAATTTAAAATCAAGTCAATTTTTTAATATATAATCTAAAGTTGAATTAAATTTTTATGGAAATAAAACCAACACAATTATTAAAACCAGTTAAAAAAGTAATTAAACCATATGAATGTAGTTTAATTGCTGCAGATGGACCAAGATTATCAGGTAGATGGAATTTAGAAGGATTACAAATTCCTTATGATTCTCAATTTACTTCTGTTATGGAATTGCAACCAAAAGAAGATGCAATGCCTATAATGTATGGTCATTTAGGTACAGATATAACATTTTTAGCTATAAGATCTGTTTATGGTTCTAGAGTTCAAAGATCAACAAGTGAACAAATAATTTCTGATAAATATCTTCAGTGGTATTATGAAGATAATCCAGATGATAAATTTACAATGACAGATTTACTAGTTTTAACTGGGAATGATTTACATAGAATTCCACAAATATATATTTATAACCCGTGTGAATATGTTTGTGAATTACATATCATGTGTGCAAATATAAAGAAAAATGCAATATCGAATGTTTTAGTTCCGAATAAAAATATATTTAATGGTTTATATTATTCATCTATTTTATCAGATCAAGTTAATTTTACACCATCGACAACAGGTTCAACACAAATTGAAGTTTATAATAATCAAGGTGATTTAATATTAGTATTACCATATTCTGAAATAGATAATATTGAAAGAGATTGTGATAAATTAATTATACAAACTTCAAATAGAGAAGATGTAAGATTAAATTTTTTAAGTGATTATCATGCTAGACAAGGGCATTCTAGAATAAGTTGGGTGACAGAAGATAATATAAATAGATATTTAACTGCTGACTATCCAAATATTGATAATATTTCCCCAACTATTAATTTTTATACAAATCCACAAGTTATATTTTCTGGAACAACATTAACAAAAACACAATTAAAAGAATTATTTATTGATACTATAATAGATAATAGAGATGGTCAAATAAGTAAATTTGATACAGAAGTAGATATTAGAAAAATAGGATCAATAAGAAATTTTGATGAAATATCAGAATTTGGAAATTATGATGTAACATTTTCAATAGATGATATTGCTGGTAATAATACAACAAAAGTAAAACAAGTTTATATGTATTCAACACCACCAGTTATTGTATATTTACCTACATCTGCTAATGATACAATGTATATAAATGATCCATTTTATTATAAATCAGAATATGATCAAAATATTATTGATAATAATGATATTAGAAATTATTATATTTCTTGTGTTGAAGATTATGTTGATGATATTCCAAAATCTGCTGTAACTGTAGATATTATTCAACTATCTGGATCATCAAATGGTTTGACAGATTCTGGAATTACATTAGTTGGAGATTATGAAATAACATTCACTGTTCAAAATCAATCTGGTATGATTTTTACAGATACTAAAATTTTAAAAGTACATACTAATAATTATATTACACCAGAAATATTATTTAAATCAGGATATGATGGTAATTCATTTACAATAATGACTGGTTTAACAGAATCACAATTAATAGATTTAACTGTATCCGCAGTAACTAATATAGATTATGATACTGTAACATCAAAAGATGATATTGAAATTACTGGTATAAGTTATAATATTGAAGGAACATATACGACAACATATTCAATACAAAATTATTCGGGTTTTTATAATAGTATACAATATATTAAAAATGTTACTGTTGATGACGATAAGGCAGAATTCGTATTTAATACATGGACTGGTAACACTAATTTAATGGGTGTTACTGCATTAACCGAATCATTTTTAATTGATTTTTATGTTTCTGCTGTAACAGATACAACTGATGGATTAATTCCATTATCTGCTGTTACTTTAAATATAGGTGATTCTTCTGGAAATACTGGATTAACAAATATAACACAAGATGGATTATATGATTTAGAATTTAGTGTAACTAATTCTAGATTAATTGAAACAAAAGTTACAAAACCATTAATAGTTGATTCACTTTTAGATGGTAGTAATGCTTTTGGTGCTTATGACTTTACAATATATGGTGGAAATGCATTTTCATCTTAAAAAAAATAATTATATAAAATGACAGGTTATACTTATAGAATATTAACAAGAAATGATACAATTCCTAATTGGAATTTAACAGGAACTACAATTTTAGAAAAAGGAGAATTTGCAATAGCATTTTCAGGAACTACTTTTTATGGATTAAAAGTGGGAAATGGAATAGATACTTGGAATGATTTAAATTATTTATATACTGGAATTACAGATTTAAGTGATTATTATACAAAATCAGAAAGTAATAATAATTTTTTATCTGGAAATACAACTATAACAGATTTAAGTGGTTATACACAAACATATATTGATGATACTTTTACTGGTTTTACAGGAAATATAAATATAAGTGGTCAAACAGGAGAAGTAGTTTTAAATGTTTCTAATGGTTTGATAACTTCAACAGGAAATACTTGGTAATTTTTTTTATAAAAAAATAATAAAATTAAAAAATACCATGATGTGCAATATCATTTGACATTCTTATTGCATCTTTTCTAATAAAATCTGCTGGAATATTTGCTGGATTCCTAAATGTTACTGGATCATTTGTTAATTTATAAGATGAGATTATATCTGATTTTTTTATTTGAAATTTATTTGAACCTTCTATATTTACACCATCTTTATCACAAAGAGTAACTTGACAATATTTCTTTTTAGGCAACCAATCTGTTATTTTTGCTAAAGCAACATCTTGTGTTGCCCAATATCTAATTTTAACAACATCTCCTACTTTATAACTTTTAGATTCAAACAATTTATAAGATTTAATATATTTCATTATTTTAATTCTATTAATTTTTCATCACATAAATTATATAATTTATCCCATATTTTAAAAGATTCATCAATATTATTAGATTTTTTTAATTCTTTAATAATATCATTAAATTCAATATTAGAATTTAAATTTTCTTCTAATTTTGTTGCTAATTGCATATTATATGTTTTTAAATCTATAATTTTATTTTCAAAATTATTCCATAATTTTGAAATATCTATAGTTTGATCCCATTCTATATCTTCTTCAAAATCATTTTCAATATATAATTTATTTTCTAATAATTTTTCATTAAAAGATAAAATATGTTTCATATTCTTTTTAATATATTTTATTTATATATAAAAATATTATAATAAAACATATTTTAATATTGATTTATATTTTATTCTTTTTTATTATCAAATAAATTTTATTTTTATACTTACATAATTTATATATATATTCAAAAGAAAAAAAGTTTAAATATGGCTACACCATTATACACATTTATGAAAGATAGGGGAACATCAATATATGTATTTCCATCTGCTAGTAGAGATATGAATAAATCTTTCCAAAATCCAAATATAAAATTAAATTTTTCTAAATTTATTTTATTAAATATACCAAAACAAGAATTAGCAAGAGGAGATGGTGAAGGTCAAGAATACGGAATAATGAATTTTTCTAATTATAGTCAAGGACCTATATTTTATAATTATCAACCTGGTTCTGGAACTTTTCCAGGTCCTGTTCCTGATTTATTTTCTGAACAAATTATAGAATCTTTAAGAAATTATGTTGCAAATCAAGATGAAGTTATTAGAACTAGTAAAATTAATACTAAAGATGATTTTTATAATCTATCTGAAAAAGTATCAAATTCTGAAATGATATTTTGGAAATGGTGTAAAAAATTAAATCTTATTGATTTAGAACCAGCTAAACATCAAATAGATTGGGATAAAAATTTAGAAGATTTTGAAAATCAAAATTCTTCTAATAGTTCTAGTTTGGATTACTTTAGAGAATATCTTTGGAAAGAAAGAGAAATTAATAATTACAATATTGATGAAATTAGGGGTATTAATGCAGATACAGTTCAAATAAAGGTTAATGAATTAATGAAAATTAAAGAAGGTGATAAATTTATATTTAGTGGTGAATTAATTGAAAATGATGGTGTTTTGACTGGTGTTAGTTATGAAGTTTTTGATGTTCAATTATTTGAGGGTGCAAATAAAACAATATTTAAAGTTAATCATGTTGGTATTGGACAAAGAATTTTTACAATTGGAAGTGAAGGATTTAGTTGTTATTTAGATTATGATCAGTTAATACAATATATTGGTGAAATATCAGTTCAAAGTAAAATAGAAACTTCAAATAAATCATATACTGAAATAACAGCTAATATTGCACATCACCAAGGTAAAACACCTACAATATTATTTAAAACTTATGATAATACAAACTATTATCCTAATTTAGAAATTCCTATTTTACCTGATGAAATTCAAGAAGAAATAAAAGGTTCGGAAAATATTCAATCACAAATTAGACAAAATCCATCTAATTATCCTGGATCATTTTATGGTTTATTTGATACGGTAGATAAAACATATAAAACTGAAAATGGTGATAAATTAAGAAAACAAGGTGATTATTATGGTATATTAAAGACAAATAACATAGATTTAGATAGTGATAATTATTTTGAAAAATTATCTGAATTTAATTCAGATAATATAGATGGTTTAAAGATTGATTTTGATACTGATCATTATTTAAAAATGGGAGATGAAATAACTAATTTTGATGAATTTAATTCTTTTGCTTTTAATAATCAACCACCAGAAGATTTTGAATTTAATGCAATATTATGGTATTATGAATTAGATGATGGTTCTGGTGATATTTATTCTAATTTATATGGTATAGAATTTTTAAATAATCCAAATGATGATTTTGATGAAAATGATCCAGATGGTCAAAAAATTAGATCATTTCAAAAATTGGTTAGTAATGGTGAACAAGATGGTTTATCATATATATATAATTTAGATATAAATTATCGTTCTGATAATGATATAATTCCTATGCAATATGATCCAACAACATTACATAATAATTTTTCTTTTGATTTATATCAAAATGTTTTACAAACTAATTATTTATTAACAGAAAATATATCAGAAATTATATCTGGATTTACAGAATTACAAGATGAATTATTTAAAGTTAAAAGTTTAATTTTTTCACAACAACAATATGATGAAATTCAACAAAGATTAGATAATTTAGATTCATTATTAAATTTTTATTCTTCTATGAGAATGGTAGATTCTCCTACTGCTAAAGTTGAAATAGATTATACTAAAACTTATCCATCTGCAAAAATAAATGTAGTAAGAAATGAATATCAAGAAATACAAAATATTAATACTAGTGATATAAGAAATCAAAATATTTTACTTCAAGATTCTAATGGTGTTAAATCACTTCCAGTTAATATACCATCACAAAATAAATTAATGCTTAATATTTTAAATGATTCAAAAGAACTTTATCCTGATCCAATTAAAATAGTTTTAAATAAAGATTTAGAATATACCCAATCAATTGAAATATTTTTAATACCATCAAATAGTGATATTATAAATGATATACAAATAAATATAAAATTTCAAACAAATACAGGAACTTTTGAAGAAGAATTAATAAGAACTAATTTACCAATAGATTTAAAAGAATATAATGAAAATGATCCAACTTTAAATGTTGACACGGAAACTTCATATATGAATTCACCAATATTTCAATATTCTAAAGAAATAGATTCAACTTTTATTAGTGGTAAAACCATTGTTCAAGTTTCAGAAGAAATTTTTGAAATAGGTGATGTTATTTATATAGATAATTTTTGGTTATATGATTCAAGTGGTCAATTTGTTGGTGGTGATTTTTCTGGTGCATATAAAATTGAAGATATAGGTACAATTGGAAATAAAAAATATTATCAAATAGATTTATCACTTAGTAATGTTAATACACTTAGGACAACATTAAAAATAAGTAATTATAATGGAATGAAATTAGATATTGTAAGAATAGAAGAAAATATAGATGGTACAATATCATCTAGATATAAAATAACAAAAGAATTATTATAAATATGACTATAAAAGAAATTGATGATGCTATTAAAGAATTATTTGATGATGTGGATGCACTAGATATTTCAAATGTTTATGAAAAAGATAATGAACATTATAAATTAGTTATATTTTTATCTAAATTTTATATGGAAGATGTTAAAATACTTTATACAAAATTAATATTTCCAGTTGATTCTAATAAAGTAAAGTTAATTAAACAATCTTTTTTGTATTTATATGATATTAATTGTGTTTATAGAAATGTTGATTTTAAAGATATTTATGATTTTAAAGATAAATTAAAATCTATAATTATAAAAGAAAAATTTGGAAAATCAATAAAAATATTATCTGAATTTATGAAATATCCAACAAATTTAATTAATGATTGGTTATCAAAACAAAATATAAATAATATAAATGTTACTCACGTAGATTATTCACCTAAAATAAAAATTATTCCTTGTAAATATTTATCTTTTGATTTTAAAATTCATGTAAATAATATAGAAGTTAATTTAATTATTACAAAAGAAGGAAAAGATAATTTTAGATATGGTTTTGTTTATCCTAAAATAAGAGATAAAATTGAAAAAATTGATTTAACTGATATGATTCAAACTATTGGTATTTCATTAAAAAATAACTTATTAGAATAATGGCATTAGAAAATACCAGATTTTTTAATTTTATTGAATTACAATATGAAAAATTAAATGAACAAATAAACAATTGGTTACAAGTTGTTTATAATAAATCAGATATACAATTTGATGTTTCTAGTCCTTATGGTCAAATTTTAACAGTTGCTAAAGAATTATTTACACATAATATAATTTATCTTAAAAATTCATTAGAACAAATAAATATTGAAACTAGTCAAGATGAAAGAACTATAAGATATATTTCAAGAATTGCTGGTCATAATCCAACTAGATCAGTTGCAGCTAGTGGTGTTTTAAAATTTAAAGTTAAAGGCGGAATTAATATTTCAGAAGAATTAGAAACATCTAATCCTTCTATAATGGTAAGGAATAAAACCGTTATAAAAAATGAAACAAATTCATTACAATATTCAATTAATTTAGGAACTATAGATTCAAATATTTATCCATTAAATAATAATTCTGTTTTTTATTTAAATATAATTCAGGGAAAATGGGAAGTTCAAAGATATACATCAAATGGTTTAGCTGGTCAAAGTATATCTGTTAATGTAGGAAATAATTCTAAAATAGATAATTTTAATTATGCTGTTTATGTAAATAATATAAGATTGACTATTAAAGAACATATGTGGGATATGTTGCCAGATGAATTTTCTTGTGTTTCAAAAACAGGTTTTAATGGTGGATTGGATATTTATTTTGGAAATGGTGATTATGGTTTTATACCATCCGAAGGGAGTATTATAAGAATAGAATATTTATTAACAAACGGTGTTACTGGAGAAATTTTAAATCCTATACTTAACGATTGGAAATTTGAAACACCAGTATATGATAATAATAGAAATGAAGTAAAAATGTCTGATTTATTTGATATTGATGTTTATAAAGATGTTGGTTTTGCTTCTGATGGTGAAGATACAGAAACCACTAAATCTTTAATTCCTATTATTTCAAGAAATTTTGTATTAGCAACACCAGATCAATTTATTTATCATTTAACTAAATTAGGAATTTTTAGTCAAGTTGATGCTTTCAATAAATTACAAGATAATGATTTTTCTTTTTATACAACAAATCAAAAAGTAAAAAATAAAATTAAAAGGTTAAAAAAGGGAATTACAGAAAATAAAAATAAGACAGATTTATTAAATATTGTACAAGAAATAAATAAAGATTATGGTAAATTTTGGAATAATACTAATGATAATATCATATTTTTATTTTTAATTCCAAAAATAAGAAAATATCTATCTAATAGTGTAAATTATTTTAATCTTCCAATAGATGTTTTTTCTTTAGATGATTATGAAAAACAAAAAGTTAAAAATTATTTAAATGCTCAAGGAATATTAAGTATGACAACAGAAATAAGAATTATCCAACCAAAAATTAGTAGATATATTTGTAAAGTTTTTGTTAATAGATTTGAAGAATCTAATGAAGATAATATTAGACAAAGAATAATAAATGTTATATCAAATTTTATGTTAAATAATTCTAGGATAGATAGAATAGTTAAGTCTGAATTGATATTTCAAATAAAAAATAATATTGATGAAATTGATTCTGTAGATATTCAATTTATTTCAAAAAAGAATGAACAATATCATGCTACAAGAGGTTCTTCTATTGGAGAAAGTTATAATCCAAATAAAATATTAGGAATTGATAAAATTCATGGAGATATGATTTTAGAAAAAGATGAATATCCATTGATTAGGGGTGGTTGGTCAGATAGAAATAAAAATTTTTATAGTGATAAATTAAAAAATAATGGTTTATCTAGTATAAATATTAGATTTGGTAAAAAATTAATAAAAAAATAATAAATGATAGAAAAAGAATTACAAATAAAAGAATTATATGAATTTAGACATTTTCATGATGATTTTGGAAATAATAAACCACTTGATTATGAAAATAAATTATTACCATTAATAATGACAGATTCAATGTTTAAAAATAATAAAACTAGAATTTTTTTAGAAAAATTACAAAAGTTATTTATTTGGAATCTTGAATCTATATTGGTTTTAAGAAATTTTTGGAATTATACTGTTGGTAAATATTATAATAAGCATATAAATTAATAATTAATTTTAATATATATTTAAAAAATATTAAATTTCATGATTATCAAAAATTATAATAATTTTTTAAAATTAATTTTAGAAGAAGAAAAAAATCCAAAAGAAGAAGTACAAGATTCTGAAAAAGATAAAAATGTTCAAAATCCTGAACAAAAACAAAAAGAAGAAGTACAAGATTCTGAAAAAGATAAAAATGTTCAAAAACCTGAACAAAAACCTGAACAAAAACCTGAACAAAAACCTGAACAAAATTCAGAAGTACAAAAAGAATTAGATCAAATTCAATCTGAAATAGATAAAGAAGCTTCTGAAATAGTTAATGATGTTAAGTCTAAAATAAAAAAAAATGAATCATTTTATTTAAAAGAAGCAGCTGGTATGTCATTTGCGTTTTTATCTGCAATTGTTTTATCATTACCTAAATTAATTGATTTATTGGGAATAGCGGTTAAAAAAATTAGAAATTTATTTAAAAAAGATAAGAAATGGAATACAACAAAATTAGAAGAATGGGGTGAAGAATTACATGAAATTTATATTAATACAATATCTAAAATTATCAAATCAGTTTCTAAAATTTTTGGAAAATGGGAATTATCGGATGAACAAGCTAAAAAAATTGCAACATATATATATTGGATTGCTTTAATATATTTGGGATTATCTGGTGCTACTAGTTTAATGACAAGTGCTGGTAAATATGGATTAGCTGCTGGTACAGTAAAAACAATTACAACATTAACAAAAACATATGAAATATCTTTAATTGTTGTTGCTGCTTATTTAGTTATTACATCTTCATATTTTAAAAGTTTAGAAGATGCTGTACATGGATTAGAGAAATGTGTAGAAAATCCACCAAAGGATATTAAAATTGAAAAAGATAAATTAGAATTATTAATAAAAAAAGGTGGTAAAAGACCATCAAGTAAAACATATAAAAGATTAGTTGCTTGTGCTATAAAAGCAAGTGAAAAACATTAATTTTTAATTTTTGGTAATCTATGAATTATTGAATCTTTAACATAATTAACAGAATCAATAATAATATATTTTTGTTCTAAACTTAAATTATCATCATTAAATGGTAATTTTTTATCTTTTATATTTTCTAAAAATTTATTTATTCTTTTTTCAACAATTTCACCATCATCTATAAACCTTTCCAATTTTAAATTATATCTTCCCAACTGCTGAAGATAATCTACACCCTTTTTACCATTCCCATCAACAATATGATATGTATATGTTAAATTATATCTTCCTGAATTAAGCCACCTTTTAACCCTATTAGGTCCAATTAAGTGCGACATTGCTAATAATCCAGATTCAGTTATATAAAAACTCCCATAAAATTTATTATCCCATTTTTCAATTTCATCACTTAGATATGTTTTTAAATATATTAACCAAAGTAATACAGATTTATGTTGTAATTCTGGTGAATTCCAATATTTTTTTATTGGAATATTCCCCATTCCAATAGATTTTCTACTACTTACACCCATTTGATAATATCCAATATATTGTGAATAAGCTATTATAGTATCTAAACCATGACTTGTTTTCATTATAACAATTTCTCTTCTTCTAGCTTTATAATTATCATTTGATTCAATATATCTTAATTGATATAAAAATTCTGTAAGCGTATTTATAGTGTCAGCAATATATATTTCTTTTGTATGTGTAGATTTATCTACTATTTGAATTTTTGTTCTTAATGCAAGTATTGTTAATATGGTTAATATGGAAATTATAGAATACTTTATTAAAAATTTTCTTTTTTTATATTTCCATTGTAATTTATAATTTCTTATTAATATTAATATTTTTATTTTAATAATTCTTTTAAATTTTTTAATTTTTAAAAGAAATAATTTTTTAATAGATTTAAATTTCATTAGGAAGATTATTTTAAAAGTTTAATAAGATCTTGAGTTATAATTGTTATAAATTTCTTACCATCAACAATAATATCTGGAATATTTTTTATTATTGAAAAGTCTTCTTTACCTTCAACTTTTAATTGTTCTACTAAAGGTATTAATCTTTCATCTTTACTATAATATTTTTTTAATTCATTAATAAAATCAACACAATTAACACCTCTTTTATTATTATATTTAATAAGTTGTAATTCTTGAATTTCACCATTATTATCTTCAGTATATTCTTTTTCAACAATAAAATACCATAACTTTTTTTTACTTATTTTAATATTTTCTAAAAAATTATATGCCTTATGAGCTTGTGTATTTTTAGGAAATTTAAATATTTTTCCATATGTTTCTATTTTTTTAGAATCTTTTGGCATATTTCATATTAATTTTTTGAGCAAGCTGAAGGATTCGAACCTTCGTCTCTATATTGGAAATATAGCATCTTACCATTAGACCATTACCGCATTTATTATATATATATATTAGTTTTAAATATTAGTTTTTATAAAAATTTTAATTTTTCTAAAATATTTTCATCATATTTAATTCTAATTAATTTTATATTATTTTTTTCACAATATTTATCCTTTATATGATCTCTAATTTTATTTTTTTTTAAAGCTTTTTCCCCACCAAATATTTCAACATTTTCATAATGTTGTCTACCATCAAATTCAATACATAAGTTAAAATTAGTTAAATAGAAATCAAAATATAGTAATTTTTTGTATTTACAATCTTTAAATGTTTTTTGTTTTTCAAATATTATATTATTTTTTAATAAAAATGTTTCAATTTTTCTTTCCCCTTTACTCATATTGCAATTTGGACATCCTTGACCTCTTTTATGTAAATATGCATTTATAGTAAATAAACCATGAATAGGACAAATAATATTTATTTCATCTTGTGTTATATTTTTTATTTTTAAATTTGGATATTTATAAAAATTATTGTGAATTTTATTTATTATATTTAAATATATTTCATTATTATATTTTGATTTTGTTCTTTTTTCAATAGCACATTTATTACAACCATATCCACTTAAATGATCATTTGGTTTTTGTTTAAATTCACCATGGAAAGGACAAATAATAATTACTTCTATTTTAGCATTATTATAAATTACCTTAGAATAATCATATTTGTAATTATGAATTATATTAGATTTTTGAATAAATTCTTTATTATTTGATTTTTGTTTATTATGTGCTTTTTCTATTCCACATTTTTTACAACCATTGCCATAAAGATGATTTTTAATTTTTTGTTTAAATTTACCATGAATAGGACAAATAATAGTTATTTCATTATCTAAACAAAAATTATATTTAAATAAAGATAAAGAATAATCATAATAATTATTATGTTTTTTTTTAAATTTTTCTAATATTTCTAATCTTGATAATTTTTTACCCATTCTTAAAAATTAATTGAATTTAATAGTTTTTCTAAAATATTTTCATCATATTTTATTCTTATAAGTTTTATAAAAAAATAAAACACACCGATCTTTAGTCGGTGTGAAAAAAAATATATTTTTAAACTTTAATTATTTAATATATATAGTATAAATTAAAGAAAAAAGTTTGAAAATAATAAAATATACTTATAAATTTAGGTTAAAACCTACTGAAGAACAGAAAATACTTCTAAATAAACACTTTGGTTGTGTTAGGTGGTCTTATAACTATTTTCTAAATAAAAGAAAAGAAGAATATTCTTCTAATAATAAAACATTAAACTATAATAAACAATCTAAATTATTAACTAATTTAAAGAAAGAAGAAGAAACTTCTTGGTTAAAAGAAGTAAATGCTCAAAGTCTTCAATATTCATTAAAATGTTTAGACCAAGCTTACCAAAATTTCTTTAAAAAAAGAAGTAAATTTCCTAGATTTAAATCAAAAAAACATAAAAATTCTTTTACAGTGCCTCAACACATAAAAAATGAAGGAAATAAAATAATTTTTCCTAAATTTAAAGAAGGTATAAGAATGGTTATGGAAAGAAA